GTACAGCTTTTTTTTGAAATAGCAAGCGATTTCTCGAAATATTTTTATATTTTTTCACAACTAGCTGATAATTAGTTTGTTGCAAATGTATTTTTAGGGATTATATACGTGTAATCTTAGCGCCGATGGCCTTAAGGCGTTCTTCTATGCGCTCATAACCGCGGTCTATCTGCTCTATGTTGTGGATGGTGGAGGTGCCTTTGGCAGAAAGAGCAGCGATAAGCAAGGCGATTCCGGCACGAATATCGGGAGAGGTCATGGTGGTGGCTCTCAGTCGGGATCTGAAGTTGTTGCCTATCACTACAGCACGGTGGGGATCACAGAGGATAATCTTAGCCCCCATGTCAATAAGCTTATCCACGAAGAACAAGCGGCTCTCGAACATCTTTTGATGGATGAGTACCTCGCCTCGTGCCTGAATAGCAGTTACCAAAATGATACTCAACAGGTCGGGGGTGAAGCCTGGCCAAGGAGCATCATATACGGTAAGGATAGAGCCGTCAATAAAACTCTGGATTTCGTAGCCATTGGTATGGGCAGGGATATAGATATCATCGCCACGGCGCTCTAAGCTGATGCCTAAGCGTTCGAATATAGAAGGGATAAGACCTAAGTGCTCCCAACCCACATTCTTAATGGTTAGTTCACTCTTTGTCATAGCCGCCATACCTATCCAGCTACCGATCTCAATCATATCGGGTAGGACACTATGGGTACAGCCACTGAGTTGCTTAACCCCATGAATGGTCAGGAGGTTGGAGCCAATGCCTTCTATCTTGGCACCCATGCCCACTAGCATATGGCACACCTGTTGCAGATAGGGTTCGCAGGCAGCATTGTATAGAGTCGTGGTGCCCTCGGCTAAGGAAGCTGCCATGATGATATTGGCTGTACCTGTAACAGAGGCCTCATCAAGGAGGATATAGTTGCCTTTCAGACCATTGGGAGCAGAAACAGAGTAATAATGTTCGTGCTCGGAATAGGTAAAGGTAGCCCCTAGTTTCACAAAACCATCAAAGTGGGTATCCAATCGACGACGGCCGATTTTGTCACCTCCTGGCTTGGGAATACCCCCATAGCCAAAGCGTGCTAAGAGCGGTCCTAGAATCAGGATAGAGCCACGTAGGCTTTGGCTTTGCTTGGCAAATTCTGGGCTAGATAGGTAGTCCATATTGATATCATCGGCCTGAAAGGTATAGGAGCCTTTGGCTAATTTCTGAATCTTCACACCTAGATTCTCCAATAGTTGGATGAGTTTGTTCACATCCAGTATATCAGGGAGGTTGTGAATGGTTACCTTTTCATCGGTCAGTAGTACAAGGCAGAGCACCTGTAAGGCCTCGTTCTTTGCGCCTTGTGGAGTAATCTCTCCATGCAGGGGGTGTCCCCCCTCTATTTTAAAACTTTCCATGGCTTATTTCTTTTTTCCCTTGGGATAAGTGTTTTTCTTAGCCGCAACAGGGAGGTTGTTTTTCTTTTGGTAATGGGTAGGTTTGGAATTGAGATTTTCTCGTGTACTTCCTAAATCTATCTTTCCATCGCTTAGCTCATAGAGGTGGTCAAAGATGATCGTATCCTCCACGTCTTCTTTATTCCAAGTAAGGAAGCACTTTTTCATATGGTTGGCAATAGAGAATTTCAAGGCTGTTTTCAGGTCACCCTCTTCCCACTGATTACATATCTGAATCATTTTCAGTATGTTGTTCCCGTAAAAACGATATTTGAGACGGTGCTGAGGGAGAGCCAATCGCTCAGGTTTTGGGGTGGTAGATTCACGCGTAGGCCGCTCGAAGGGGGAATCTACATCTATCTGGAAATCAGACA